TTTTCCCATCATCACATCTACTGATAATCATTCTAATCACCTATATGTGGTGCTTTCACTAAAAGCCTATCTTCTGCAACAATCAGTACTGGGAATTCATCTTTCACATAGAAGTTAAGAGTCTGCCCCTTGTCAAAGAAAGCGTACAATGGAGAGGAGAACATTACTGTTGCTTCTTCTCCCGAAGCAAAGGTAGGAATTACTCTTTCAGAGAAATTATTCTGCCTAGTCACTTCACTAGAAAAGGTGACTGTTCTGCCATTAAAATCTAATTTGTAGATTCCAGTTTTAACTAATTCACAATTCTTAATTGCTTTTGTGAAATCCTCATGTTCTAGTGTAAAACAACCTTCAAACTTGGAGTTGCTAAAGTTGAACATGTTATTTGGAACCGCTTCGTAATTAATATGGCTAACCATAGTTACCATTCGGTTAATCGTTTCTAAATCAGAATGTGCATTTAGTACAGGACAAACTGCCTTCTTAACTGAAGTATCGTCTTCAGTAACTGCTTGAGTCATTGTCATACAACCATCAGCAACTTCAATGAAAACATATTCAGAACCATCGAATGTACTTAGATATGGTAAGATAGTTTCTGAATCAATAGAACAGGTTCCATTCTCATTACCTCTTACAATAGGGTCATCTAGTTTTAGTCTAGCCATAAAAGTACCATCTCCATTATAGAACATCAACTCATTTCCAGTTAATGTAATGTGTACTTCAGTACCTAGATTTCCACTAGAGAAGCCACCACTTGTTATTTGTTTTCCTTTAATCATCATATTCTTCAGTGCATCACTGAATGCTTTTCCTAGTATTGCTAGTTTCATAGTTTTCCCTCTTTTAATTCTGGTATTCCAGTCCAATTGACTTCTCCGTTAGAAACTTCTAATGTATTCCAAGTCTTTCCTACTAACTTAGTATTCGTCTTACTACTGAGTAATTCAGACTTGTAGACTACATCTCCTTTTCTAACTGTTCTTTTAGTTGTAACAACTTGATACAAGAAGTCTCCCCAATTGTGCCAATTAGGTTTTGTTCCTATTACTTCTCCAGTAGAACCATAATCCGCCTTAGCATGAGTAATGTAGATTTGGTCGCAGTTTAGATTCTTACACATCATTAGAAGAGAATAGAAAGGAGCATTACGCTTCCCCCATTCAAACTTCATCTTCTGTGGTTTTCCAATCTTAGAAGAACCTGTGACATGAAGTGTACAACAATCAAGCCACTTATCTACTCCATCAAATACAAAGAGAACATCTTCTCCCGCTTCAATCTTAGACTTTACATACAAGACAAAATCTTCTGAGTTTTGCTCAGACAATTTGATGTCTAATTCGCCATTAGCGTTTCTAACTTCAGGATTCCAAAGAGTAATTCTTTCAGTCATATCGTGGTTTTGTCTCCAAGTTGGTTCGCAACCATCATCCCAATCTAAAACATAAATCTGCTTATCGGGAAAATCTAGTGCTAATCCACTTTTTACAGTTTTAGGTTCTCCCCAAATACCGCAAACCAAACGGTTATTTCTAGACTTACGAGCATCGGTTTGTTCTTGCAACTTACCGATGAAGTTTTCTACTCTCTTGTTTCCTAATGCCTTCGCCATTGTTTTCTTGCTATCTGTTAATCCCATATTATCACCTATATTGTGTCCATATTCCTATTACATTTTCTACTTCTTCATAGTTTCCTAAATAAAGACGAACATCTTTATTTTGAAAGTGTAGTTTTACATTATATTCACCATTGTAGTAGTTTTCTTTAATTGTAATAAACTCTACTAGTGCTAAATCTACTACACATCTATGACTATCAATTAGTATTCCATCTTCAATACTAATCTTTTGATTGACTCTTAACAATTCAGAGTCGGGCCTTTCAGTAGTGCCATTATGTTTTTTAGTACATTCGGCATAATACTTCTTTAATTCTAATAATTCGTTATCAGTAAGCATTTGTGTAATCTGCTCACTTTGATTCTTTACAGTAATGAATACTTCATACTTATTATTATTATATTTCTTCCAACTGATAAAAGATACATTCTGCATCTTTACAATTGCTCGATTTGTTTCGAGCATTCCATTTTCTAATTCTAACATATTTATTCCTCTTATTTTGATATAGGCTTCGCACCCATTCGGACATCTATTTTCTCCACAAGTTTATGTCTACACTTGCGATGTAGGGAACGACCCCTTTGGAGTTAGGCTTCAAAACCAATCAAAGTCTTCCTCGACTGGTTGAGATATTTCAACGGAAGAACCGTGCTTCTCAGTACATAGTAGGCCGGAGGCATTGATTGTCACCGGCTCTACATCACCATCTATGGTTCTTTGACTAGTCCTACCGACTACAATAACACTAGAACCAATACCGAAATCTAGACCAATGTGGCTAGGAATCCAGCAAGTAACCATACCCGAATCATTTTCATAATCCAATTCAGCATTCAAATCTGTAATGTTGATAATACGATTGCCATTCTTAGTCGGTGTCATATTCATGTTACAAACTGTTCCATCTGTAATAATGAATTTCTCATTATTAGGTAGGCCCTGTCTCTGAATATGTTCTCTATCCAAATCTACCAATGGTACTAAATGACTATCTAGATTCTGTTGTAGAATTGTTGTAAAGTCATACTCATCAGTATTTCTGAACATGTCATTTTCGGGGTCAATTTCTGAATTAAGCGTTAGGCTATCTAGAGTTAATTCCTTTGCACCATAAAGGTCTTTACCGTTATCGTTAGCAACACAAAGGAAGTGTACCCACTCAAAGGTATTAGGAGCAAAGTCTACACCTGCTTGATTCTTGTAAGAAAAGTTGTAGACTTGCATTTCTCCACCGTTCATACTGCCGTAGAATATTCCGCTTCTCCTAAACAATTCCTTAGCAAGAGGCTTGCCGTAGTTGTTGTTCTTTGCGCCACTCATCCATGTAGCATTAGAGTCTAGAGGAATGTAGATTCTACCATCCTCCAAAGTCTCTGCTCCTTCCGGTAGATTAGAAACAACTCTTTCTTGATATTCACCGTTGAAGTATCTAGATACAGACCACTTACCAATAGCGTTTTCATTTGCTACCGCAACAATACCATTTTCTAGGGCCGCATCTGCGTCTCTAAGGTATTCTTCCTTAGCCTTGTTTCTGCTCCAACTTAGTGTATCTCTAGGTGCTTCTAGTGAAATGAAGAAACCAAAGGCCTTCTTGTAATAAGAATCAGAAGAAGAGGAAGTATCGTCTCCTCCCTTCTTAGACCTCTTTGCATTCGCAACAAAGTTTCTCCATAGTCCTAGTCCTAATCGGTCACTAGTCTCTATACCGTTTTGTTGGCAAAGGTCTTCATACTTTGCCATAGCATCTTCTTGAGTAATCTCAAGAACGGATGCGCCGTTTTCAATTTCTTTCTTCATATTTTCATCCATAGTTTTCACCTTCTTTTTTTATTTCTTATTTACAATAGTTGCCCGACTAACCATGAGGCTAGTACTCTAGGGGTCATCCTATTGGAACGCCATTCTGTTTCTCCTATTGCTCTCAACAATTTGTATTTTAATGCTGAATCTAAACCCTTTGAATTGACTACTGCATCGTGTAATCCGCCGCATATCTCCTTCATTGATTTACCTTGATACAACATAGTGTGTAAGTCTGTTAGTATTTCGTGCTTCTTTGGGGTGAGCGATTTGTTAATCAAGTCAGTGTATTCTGATAGGGTAACTTCTACTTGTTTTTTCAAGGTAGAATTACTAGATTTCGCCGCTTGGATTTCTGTAATCGCCCTCCTCATATCACCGTTCATGGAGTATAAAAAGGCCCCTAATTCTTCATCAGAAAATCTGTCCACAGATTCCCTCTCCAAAATATTCTTCACCACTGAAAACAGATTATCTGTTGAAAGTGGTCGGAAATGGTAATTAGCACATCTACTCTGTAAAGGAAATATAATCTTGTTTTTATCATTACAAGTAATAATAAAACGAATATTTGAAGCATATCTCTCCATTACTCTTTTTAATGCGTTTTGTGCATCAGTAGTCATACCATCCATTTCATCTAATAAGACGATTCTAAATGAAACATCACCATAGGTTCCGCTTCTAGCCGCCGCTTTGATTTTAGTTCTGATTGTTTCTAATCCTCTATCATCAGACGCATTTATTTCAAGGAAGTTATCTCTAAATCCATCCCCTAACATTTCTTTTGCTAAAACAATACCAGCAGTAGTTTTACCATTTCCTGCATTACCGTAAATTAATACATTAGGCATATTGTTTTCTTCTTTCCATGAAGACGCATCCATTACGAAATCATCTTGTCCATAAATATCTGATAGTTTGCTTGGTCTATATTTTTCTGTCCATAACATTGTTATTCCTCCTTAACTTGTTAGCGAATGCTTAGGAAAGTCATACTTTCTTTTGTATTCAGTATGAGCATTGCTACGCTTTCTCTTTTCTACTACTCCTAAATCCATTAGATGTCTCATAAACATCTGTACTTCTGATGCTGGCGGCATATCAAAGCCTTTCATCATTCTTCTAACTGTTCTCCATTCGCTATCTAGATTTAATAGCAGTTGTAAATATCTGCTATCTATCCATTCTCCTTCCCACTGTTTAGAACCAATCTTTTCAGTGGTAGTTACTTTAATCTCTCTTAGCATTCCTTTCTTCGTTGTAAATTCAAATTTCATTTTTATTCTCTCCAAAATCAAATAGTGTATTTTGTTTTATTTTTATTGTCTCTTTCTTTTTTCTCTTTTTCTTTTCTCCTAGTTTTAGGAGTCTCGAATCAGAGTTGTTTAGTTTGGTTCTAGCCCAATCTCTAAAGTCTTCATCTTTTAATAACTGATGAAGTATCTTTGGTTCTTTTACTCCAAGTTTCCTAGCCAAATATGGTATTCTACTGGTCTTTGGAGTGTATTGTGGCATGTTTATTCTTCCCATCAAATGACCGGAGAATGAATATGCCAACAAATCATAAAAGTAACTAATGTGCCACTTTCTTTTTACTATTCCATCAATGAAAGTTATTCTTGGCGGTATGTTGATATTTGCAGTTAGAAAATCTAGAATAACATAGTCTTTAGGTTTGTTAAACTGTAATAATTCTCTAACTTTGTCTCTATCTCTACACTTTAGAAACTCTTTCATCAAATCGTATCTGCCCCTTTCTAGCGAAGAAGGCTTTTCGCTTCTCGGTGCTATGTTCTTAATTTGTTCTTCTAGGTAATTAGTAGAACCTGCTCTTTTAATTTGGCACATAGCCTTGATTGTCTTTGGTACATCTTTTTCATTTATTGATGTAATAACCACTTGTCCTTGATAGGTTCTCAAAATTGAGAGTACTGCGTTTTTGTTTGGCTTAATATGTACATCTTCTATTATTATCCCGCTTTCAGTGGGAATAGAACCGATGTCATAATCAATATCATTAGCATAGAATACAGTGGGATTGTCGCTAACAAAGGTTCTAGCCTTTGTGGACTTTCCTGTTCCTGTCTTTCCTGTTAGTAATATCGGCCTAATCCTTTTCAGATTAGTCAATCCCATTACAAGACCCCTTTCAGTTGCATAATTCTAGAACAACCATAAGCAGTTAGGTGTTGTTTAGATTCGATAATATGTAATGATTCCTTAAACCAAGTCCAGTCTTCTGAACCCACATACGGCCATACCATATTTGTTACTTTAAGTAAGTCATACAATCTTGCTATTCTTAATTTGAAATACTTCTTATCGTGATTACGCACTTTAGAATCTATTCCGTGTTGTTTTAGTGTTCTACTGATAGAGTCTAAAAAGAATTTATTTCCTCCAATATGAATTTCCGGAACAATTCTATATCCGTTTCTTAGTCTTTCATCAGTATTTATTCTTATATTTGGGCGAGCCTTCGCCAACATTATTCCTATTAATATATCTTTATTATACATTTACATTTCTCCGTTTTCTTCCTAAGTATTCGCCTTTGAATCTCAAGAATTGTAGACCACCTGTTATGGTTTCTCTTATCAATTCTTCATGGTTATCCATAGAGGCCACCAAAAAAGACAAAGACATTCCTTGATAGGTGTCAAATGCCTTTGCCTTTTCTTCATTAATCATTTCTATTACTAAAAACACTTCTAAGTTATATGATTCTAATTGAACAAATAAACCTCTGCTCAATAAACTGATTTCTTCATCTGAAAGAATCCCATATATCATGAAGTTATAACTAACAGAGTTAGGGTTATTCATCATAAACTCATTCAAGTGTTCATCGTCAGTCATCATGTTCGTCTCTCCCATGCTAAACAGTATGGTTGTGATTTCTTTAGTCTTCTTAATCTTCCTATCAAAATAGTGTGTTCTAGATTTTGTTTTGCTAACCAAACCTTTACTTCTTCCCATAGTTGATTTATGTCTTCTTCGGGGTGAAATGCAAGTTTGGCTCTACCATTGTATTCGCTAACTAAGACATGACCTTCTTCAAAGTTAATTTTTCTTAGTGTCATTCCAAGTTCTCCACATCTTCTATAGTATTAATATCTGCAACAAACTTATCGTCACGGATTCTTTTGCATCTAGGGAATCTAAGCCCTATGTTGCCTTGTAAGTCTCTACTCACTAAGTCTGCTGAGACTTCTAATACTACCACTGGAGAAACTTGTAGTGTTCCGGCTTCTATATTTTCGATATTCATTCTTAGTTTTCTAGTTAAAGTAGTCAAGTCTTCATCACTGAATCCCGTTCCTACTGAACCAACTGGTACAAAGCCAGTATCACTAGATACGGATATGTCAAATGAAGCAAATACATTTGCTTTCTTTCCTTCACCATATCTAGCACCGGTAATTACTACATCTAATTCTATTCGTGGTGGTTTGTATTTAGCCCAACCTATGCTTCTTTTACCTGCTTCGTAAGACATATTCGCATCCTTTACTATGATACCTTCAAAGCCGTCGTTGATAGCATTGTTGTAAAACGCTATTACATTACCATCTTTTGACATTCGATGTGCTTGGTCGGGTAATTCTTTGATTTTTTCTAATCTATGCCAGTAAGGTAGGTTCATAACAGTAACATCCTTGTACTTTAGACAATCAAATATAACCCACTTAACTTTCACCTTTTCTATTGCTTCCTCATGATTTTTAGAATGCACTCTAGTCGCCATTAGTTTATGTTCAGCAGGGGAACCGTCTTCTTTGATTGGATATATTTCTCCATCGAGAATACAATCTACTTCATATTTCCTAACCTGTTCAACAATGTCTTGAAACTGTGGTGTAACAATCTTACCTTTGCGGTTAAAGATAATTACACTCTGTCCTTCTTTATGGATTTGATACCTGTTACCATCATATTTGTAATCCACAATCTTATCTCTAGGCCACTTGTTCATAGGCACTTCTTTTGCTAACATCGGCTTAACGAATAGGCCGTGTTGTAGATTCATTGGTGGTTCCTCAGACATTTCATAAGAACCTGCTACGACATTGATTGGGTTTAGAGTCAAATGCTTCTTAACATCAGATAGCGTTATTTTCTGCATTTTCTTCTTAGCCCAAGCAGTTATAATTTTAGCAACTACTCCCTCATTAATTCCATTTCTAGGAGTCCTTAACCAATATCTAACAAACCACTTTCTTTCTAAAGCAGACATCTTCATTAGTGTATCTTTGATAATATCAAACTCTTCTCCTGTAATTCTATTACAAGGCATACTTACTAGATTAAGCACAGACTTAACACTAATGTTTTCTTCTGTCTCTTTACTAAACTCTAGACGGTATATTGCCTCGCCTAAATCATAATCATAAGCGTTGTAATAGCCCTTTACTTCTTCATCAAATATATCAAATGACTTTGCAATCCATTTAATTGCTTTAGGTGTTCCAATATTATTTACTGGATAATCTAATGCTAGTAGTTCTAGTGTGCTTACTACATCTGCTTCTTCATCTAAAAACTCACTAATCATTTTAATTTGATAGGTAGGTTTTTGATTCTCCGTTGCTTCTAATAGCCTACTAATCGAGGCCCATGTTATCTTCGTCTTCATCTATAATCATCTCTCTATTGTTATTTATTTTAATTACCAATTCTTTTAGAAGTGGTGATAGTCTTCCGTCATTGGTTTCAGCAAAACTCCACATTATGTTTGCCAAATAAACCCAATCACTCTTCTTCATCTGCTTCCTCTCCATTAACTTTAGTAAGTAATCTTAGGAAGTTAGATAGCATCATGCTAGTTACTTGTACTTCTTCAAAGGATTCCTGTTCTCCAAATCTATGTAGTAGGTGTATTAGAGAAGCCTGTGTTATAGCCGGTGCTAGTTTAGCAAAAGTACCATTAGAATATATTTCCCAATAACACACAAAAGACGCTCTTGCTAGATACTTAGCCTTTGCAACCTCTACATATCCTTGATTAAAGTGGTCTAGTATTACCGACTTTGATAATTTCTTTTTCATTACTTTGCACCAAGCATCAAACTCTTTGTCGTTAGTACATACTCTGTATAGTTTATTTGTATTCATTCCTCTTCCTCTCCTGTATTATTTTCGCTATCCATAAAATCTCTCATGGCTTTGTACATTTTACCAAATGCCAGTGAAACATGTATTGCTTGTATTCTACTGCCTCTTCCTCCTTTTGGTGGAAGAGTCTGTTCAACATACATAGCAAATAAATCTACGATATGACTACAATTTAGTGCCATTAAATCAATAGCGTCTTGAGTCATACTTCTTCCACTATTGCCACTATTATGTGCGGCGTTTCTTAGTGCAAACTCTGCATTTTTCTTTAATACTCTACTCATCTAACTCCCTCTTTAATATCTCTAAGAGCAACTTTGCTTCTTCTTTATTTACTCTAATTCCTTTATACTGGGGCTTATCGTTTTTGTACCATCTAATATCTACAACATCAAGAAGCCCATATTTTCCTGCCGTTACAATAACTTCGTCACTGGCATTTCTAACTACTCTACCAACGATTTCTAATTTACTCAACTCATCCACCCCTCTTTGAATTTCTTTAATTCTTGCTTAGAAGTAAAATATCTAGGAGTATCTAATTCGTCTAAACGATTAACTACCCAACAAACTCCTCCTAATGAAGAAACCTGTACAATCTCATACTGTCCTGTATTTACTTCAATGACTTCCACAGTATTAACTTCGGGTACTAATCCATATGTCTTAGTAATCTCTCTAGATACTTCATGTATATTATCTACTACATACTTGATGATATGCGCTCTTTGAATTGGTATCTTTGGTGCGACATCAATTTTAATACTTCCAGTCATATTACAGACCTTACATTTATTTCCTTCACATATTGGACATTTGATTTGTGCTTTATGTGGTGCAGGTAGCGTTACAGTTACTGCTCTCTTTTTAGTCACTCCTCCTCACCTTCTTTTATTTTACAAGCCATACACTTTCCCCATCTTCTTAATTCATAACTGAGGCAATCGTTTCCACAAATAGGACAAAGTTTCATTTTGTTCTCCTCCGTTCTATGCTAAGAGTACCGTTCTTATTCTTTTTTAGGATAGTCATAGAACCATCCACATAAACAATAGTCATCCTTTCTATTTCTTTAGAATCGTATAGGTGTTCTCCCATATCACTCACCAACTAGTACTGCTACATCAGTAGAATAAAACAATTGTGCAATAGACATAGCCGCTAGGAAACTATTCTTTGTTACCTTTACTGGGTCAAACACTCCGTCATGCCAAAGGTTAGACATTTCTCCCGTTAATGCGTTAAAACCAAACGGATAGTTAGGTTCTCCTCCCGACTCTCTATTACTATTTTCATACAGAGTATTGTACGGGGCATACATAGTTTTTCTTAACCATGAAGGAATGTTACCTATCATATTAGCACAATGAATTAAAGCCAATCCACCACCAGCAACAATACCTTCTGCTAAAGCCGCCCTAGTAGCATTAAGAGCATCGTCTAATCTTTCTTTCTTCTCTAGCATTTCAATAGAAGAAGATGCACCTACCTTGATAGTTGCTACTCCTCCCTTTAGTCTAGCAATTCTAGATTTAATTCTACCAGTTTCAAAACCTTCCATAGTTTCAACTAGACCCTTGAGAGAAGCAATCCTCTCAGAAGTATCTCCTTTTGCGCCTACAAGAATGGTTCTCTCCTTAGTAATGACAACTCTATCACATTGTCCAAAGTCGCTTTCTACAAAGGTTGTAGGGTCATCTTTGCTTTCTTCTGTAAATAGAGTACCGCCAACTAAACTCTGAATATCTCCCAACTCATCTAATTGTTGGTCGCCAAAGTTAGGAGCCAATACTACCGCACACTCCACCGTCTTATTCATAATATTCATTAGAATGTTATTCAGTGCAGAACCATCCATTCCTTTACAGAAAATTAACAGTGGTCTATTGTTATTAGCGGCAAACTCTAACATTGCAATTAAGTCCTTGAAGTTTCTAAACTTCAGATTAGACATAAAGATTAGAGGATTCTCAAAGATAGTTTTGTTATCCGGAGTGTTTGTCATTAAATGACTAATGTAACCTTCACTTAGTTGCATTCCTTCTCTTAGTACTAATTCAGTAACATGAGATTTAGATTCTTCAACAGTAACAATACCTTCTCTACCTACCTTCTCGATAGCAGAAGCAATCAAATTACCTAAAGAAGCATCATTGTTTGCGGCTATTGTTGCTACATTTACAATATCTTCATCTTTGATTTCTTCAGATAAATTATCTAAATGATATATCATATCATTCTTAAATGATTCAATCATATGATAAAACGAATGAGTAGTTTCGCTCTCTACATTGTTTCCTTCATAGATTGCTTGACACAAACTCTGTGCTAAGATACAAGCGGTGGTTGTACCATCACCACTACCTTCTTGCGCTTTGCTTGCTAAGTTTTGAACCATTTGTATTCCCATCTGAACATACGGGTCTTCACTAGAAATATACTTAGTAATAGTTACACCATCATTTACAACCACTGGAGGGTCATTCTGCAAAATTACAGTCTTTGCTTGTGGCCCTAGTGTTGGCTTAACAGTATTAGCAACTAAGTTAATCCCTTCTAATAATTTATCTTTTACTTCTTGCCCTTGTATAATCATTCATATTCCTCCCTAAACTTCTTTTCTTTCATTCCCACTTTCATCAAAAAAGATACTACTTCTTCTTGGGAAGCATTATATTTTTTCATTAATTCCTGTATGTTTTTCCATTGTTCTTCTGTAATTGTTATTTCTACTTTAGTCATTCTAATCTCTCCAATCCATAATATCCTTCTTCTTGAACAGGCATTGCATTAAATCTAGCGTAGCATCTTTCACTACAAAAGTATCTCCAACCAGTAGCACCAAACGCTTTGTATCTAATTGCGTTTTCTCCACAGTTGTCACACATTAAATCAGCACCCCCATGATAAACTCTAGTGGCACAAACTTGTACCCATCGTATTCATCAATTGCTTTCCTAGTGGAAAAGA